GCCGCACGTTTGGCAGCGGATGTAGCAGAAGTTGACACCGTTATTCTTGCTAGAACAGACGCAGAGTCTGGCACATTAATTACAAGTGACATTGATCCTGTAGATCAAGAATTTGTAGATTATGAACGTGGAAGAACAGATGAAGGTTTTTATCACTTCAAGAACGGGCTTGATGCTTGTATTGCTCGCGGTTTGGCTTATGCCGAGTATGCTGATTTGTTATGGTTTGAAACGTCTACTCCTGACTTAGAGCAGGCACAAAAGTTTGCCGACGCTATCCACGCCAAGTTCCCAGATCAACTGTTGGCCTACAACTGCTCGCCAAGTTTCAACTGGCGCAAATATTTAACACCAGAGCAGTGTGAAACATTCCAAGCCGACATCGGCCGGATGGGCTATGCTTATCAGTTCATTACCTTGGCTGGCTTCCATTGCAACAACTTGGCTACATTTGAAATGGCTGAAGCATATCAGAAAACAGGTATGCGTGGTTACTCAGATATGCAACAGCGCGAGTTCGCCGCACAAGAGCGTGGCTTTACAACAGTCAAGCATCAACGTGAAGCAGGTGTTCCATACTTTGACGCTATTGCTACAGCAGTTGGAGCTACAAGCACAACAGCACTTGAGCATTCAACAGAAGCTGATCAGTTCTAATGAAGCAACCGACTTGCTATGTAATCACTCATCCGCAATCACGTGTCGTAGATGATTGTTTAGCAAGTCTCAAAAAGTATAATTGGATATTTGAAATATTTAATGCCGTAGATGGACAAAAAATAACTGAAGCAGATTGGAAACGCATTGGTATTAGTATGTCCGATGAAGGTAAAATGCCACGTAGACCCGGAGCACAAGGGTGTTGGCATTCACATTATGAATTATGGAATAAAAGCATAATTAATAACACGCCGATCGTGATTATGGAACATGATGCTGTAGCAAATGCACCGTGGCCCGAAGAGTTAAATATTGATGATCGATTAGTAAAGTTGTTTAGCAGTGCCGAATGTAAAGTTAATCCAGCATTTGGTCGATGGAGTAAAGGTGCTCATGCCTATACCGTTACTCCAAAACAGGCCAACGCATTAATACAATATGCTAAAATTAACGGAGCACAAGCAGTTGATAAACACTTAGGAGATTTAGTATTACCATGGACATTCCTCAATAACGATTTAGTAACACTGAATCCTAAAAGAGGTCCTAGTAGCACCAGCCCATTGAGAAAAATATGAGTTTAGCACAATACAATTTAAAACATAAAACAGATTATCTTAGTCGTAAGATGTTCTTGGATCCAGAAGGTCCAGTTACTATCCAACGCTTTGAAGAAGTAAAATACAACAAGCTCACAAAGTTTGAGCAAGAAGCACGTGGATTCTTTTGGGTGCCAGAAGAAATCTCTTTGACCAAAGATGCGTCAGACTTTAAAGAAGCATCAGACACAGTGCGTCATATCTTTACCAGTAACTTGTTGCGTCAGACTGCTTTGGATTCGATACAAGGTCGTGGCCCAAGTCAAATCTTTACACCAGTGTGTAGTATTCCTGAATTGGAAGCCTTGATGTATGCTTGGACATTCTTTGAAACCAACATTCACAGTCGTAGTTACAGTCACATCATTCGTAACATCTACAACGTGCCCAAAGAAGAGTTCAACAAGATTCATGACACTGAAGAAATCATTGGCATGGCAAGTAGCATTGGTCTTCAATACGACAAGTTACACATGATCAACTGCCGCAAAGAGCTAATGGAAGACTTTGATGAACAACACCATATCAATGCTATTTGGTTGGCACTCAACGCCAGCTATGGTCTTGAGGCATTCCGCTTCATGGTTAGCTTTGCTACAAGTTTGGCCATGGTCGAGAATCGTATCTTTATTGGTAACGGCAACATCATTGGCTTGATCCTACAAGATGAAATCTTACACAAGGAATGGACTGCTTGGATCATCAATCAAGTGGTCAAAGAAGATCCACGTTTTGCCCGCGCCAAGAAAGAGTGTGAAGCTGAAGTGTATCAAATGTATCTGGATGTGATCCGTGAAGAGAAACAATGGGCCGACTACCTGTTCCAGAAAGGTCCAGTGATTGGTTTGAACGCACAGATTCTCAAAGACTTTGTTGATTACACTGCCGCAGGCGCTCTCAAAGAGATTGGTATCAAGTATCAAACTCCTGCGCCTAAGACAACACCTATTCCTTGGTTTAACAAGCATGTGAATACCAGTAACAAGCAAACAGCCTTACAGGAAAACGAATCAACCAATTATGTAATCGGGGTTATGAGTGATACCTTGGATTACGACGCATTACCTACATTATAATAATAAGGAGAAGAATATGAAAGCAATCATTTGGAGTAAAAATCAATGCCCTTATTGTGTTCAAGCCAAAGCACTGTTAGAGTCTCGAGGTATTGAATTTGAAGAGCGAAATGTCAGCACAGATTGGACCAAAGAACAACTATTGGAAGCAGTGCCTACAGCAAGAACTTTACCACAGATCTTCTTGGACGATAATTACATTGGCGGCTTTACGGAGTTGCGCAAACACTTATCATAGGATCTAATGGAACACGTATTCACCCAGGATTGGTTTACACACAACACAACAAATTTTGAGGACAGCAAGAAACGACTAGGCAACGTCAATTCTATATTGGAAATTGGGTGCTACGAAGGTCGTGGCACTTGTTGGATGCTGGAAAACATGCTGGCCGACACTGGATCAATAACCTGCATTGATCCTTTTTTGGGTGTAGACAATCCTGAGCGTGCCGATCCTGGCTTAAGATACAAGCCACTTGAGGATCGTTTCAACTACAATGTTGCCGTTTCAAAAAAACCCACACAAACAGTAAATGTAATTCCTTCTGGCAGTTACACAGCATTGGCAGCATTGATTGTTGCTGGCATGCAATTTGACTTTATATATGTAGACGGAGATCATGCGGGCGAAGCCGCAATGACTGATGCCTGCATGGCCTGGGGATTACTTAAACAAGGTGGCATCATGATGTTTGATGATTATTTTTGGGATCATGTGCCCGATGTGCTGGACCGTCCAAAAATGGCCATTGACGCATTTATGAATACATTTAGTCGTAGATTTACTGTGACCACAGTAGGGTATCAAATCGGAATACAAAAAAATTAATAGGAAAATCATGATAGAAAAAGACAAAGTTTACACTCTAAAGTTAACCAACGCAGATGAAGTTGTTTGTAAAGTAGTTGACATAACCGATGACGCTTATGTAGTAGCACAACCACTCAGTGCTGTGCCTACAGAAAAAGGCATACAGTTGGTTTTTACAATCTTTACAGCAAATCCCAAGGAAAATATCACTATAAATAAAACAGCGGTAGCAATGATTTGTCAAACTGCTGAACAGGTGTGCGATCACTACCTGGAAGCAACAACCGGAATTAAACCAGTTCGCAAATCATCTATTTTAATGGGATAATAAATGCCTCGGGGAATACTAAGAGTAGGAGATGCCAACACAGGTGGTGGTCTAATCACTGTTGGAGATCCTACGGTCTTGGTCAATGGCCGTCCCATTGCTTTGGTAAATTCCCCAGTGAGTCCACATCCGCCCTGCGGTCCAAAAGGCATACCTCACTGTATTGCTCACACTCAAATGCAGGCAGGAACAATTTTGGTTAACGGTAAACCTGTTGCTACCTGGCCCAGTGTTGATACTTGTTTACATCCAAGAATTACAGGAAGTCTTGATGTTGTAGTCGGCGGCGGAGGCTAGGATGGCATCGATTTTAGATAATTACCCAAGCACTCTTACCCCACCACAATTACAATCTATTGCTGCTTTGCTACAGAATCAAGGACTAAGAGTCAGTCCTAGTATTACCACAGCTATTAGTAGTTATAATAGTAAAAGTTTAATCAGCACTTGTATAACTATGAAAACCAATGCCGCCGCAGGCACTGGAGGCATTAACACTACCAATCAACAAGCAGTGGCAAACATTGCCGCAACAACTTGTGCTGCCTTGGGCGACAGTATTCCGCAATACTACCTAGGTTTAGGAACATTTGCCAATGTAACCTATCCATTTCCGGGCCTGGTCGGTATTGTTCAAACCAAGGCCAACATTTATCTAGGTAGTCCTACAGGATATTCCACTAACTGGGACATGGGACGCTTTGCTCAAATTTTCCAAGCCTGTGACAGCTATTCTCAATTGGCCAATCAAGTTATCATAAGTTCTTGCAACAGTGATGACTACTTGTGCGATACATTCAGTAACAATAACGACATGATCACCGGTGACATTACTAAAATCTCATTGGCCACTGGTGTGTTTGGCAATGACTTGGCCAACCTAGGACAACTAATTGACCTAAGCAAGTTAGATGATCTTGGTAGCCCTGTTGCCTTGATGCAACAAATAGTCAATGTAGTTGGCGTCATTCCAGTTATCTCTCTAACTTTTTTGGCAGCAGGAGTTCCACAAGATGCTGTGGTAAACTTAGACAACCCCAACTACACATTTTCTGACAGTGTTCAAAAAGCCATGTATCAAGGCATGACACAAATAACCGGTGATCCTTTAAAACAAATTTTACAAGTGTTAGAAGTCAAAACAGTTGGCATAACTACCATGGCAGATCTTTTAAATCCAGTCAAGTTATTCCCTAACAGTTTTCAAACCTTGACTGTGCCAACAAAAAACGGAGTCAAAGGAATTTATACCACGGCGCAAGGTGATGTGAATACAAGTCTTGTGCAGGGCCTACCTGCTTATGTAATGAATTCAGCTGTGGCCAATCAACCAACCACAACTCCATACACTGGCACATTACCAAATAACTATGGTCCTATTATATGATAGCCTACGATAGACTTTCCGCAATCATACCACCCGGTATTGCTTTGGCAAACAAAGCACTGTCAGTTAGTCTGGCACAGGTATCTGGTATGCCCAACATGACCTTGCCGACTTTTGCCAGCGCAGTTAAGGCAACAAATAGCAATCAAGGACTGCCGGCTATTAATCAACAAAAGCAACCACTGCCAACAGCAACAAAAAATTATTTGTTGGCCAGTGTGGGCATTGGCACAGGTCCTTGTGGCACAATCACCATTGAAGACTGTTTGGGCACAGCCACAGGATGGGTAGTAGCAGCCAATCTTAATTCAACAACTACTCAGTTGAGTTCAATGAATACCACTACTCTACAACAAGGTTATCAAAATATCATTGATTGTATGAGTGGTGCCTTTGATTATCATATTCCAAATCCAGCTTACCCACCAACCTTGCCACAATACTTAGGTTGGGCCTGTATTGTGCCTGGGGGCCCGGGCGCCGGCGACTATAGAACTTATACCACACAAGCAGATGCTCGCAATGCAGCGATATCAGCTATCGTTACAAATATCAACACTGTGGTTTGTCCTGGATTAGTTGCTACCTATCCAACACAAACAACCTTGATGAATTCTAACTTTGCCAACATTTGTCAACAAATGGGCAATGAACAAGATTTACAAAAACGTGCTGGCCTAGATTTTGCTAATTTTTATGCTAACTTACAAGCCAATGGTCAAACTGCTATTTTTAGTTTTGTCATGGGTTTACCAAACTATGGACAAAACATTCAGCAGGGCGGCACTCGTCAATTTTTGGAAGCCTTGGCAGACTACAATCCGACTACAGGAACTACTACTGCCGGTAGTGTAACAGTTACCTCAGTAAGTTCTTTTACCGGTATTGGAGCCACCGGTGTAGCAGTCAATATCAGTGGTAACGGTATTCCAGAAAACAGTTATGTAACCGCAGTAAACTCTGGAGCCAAAACTATCACAATGAATCAGGCTGCCACATTAAGCATCGGTAACAATTCTATAATTGTAGGTAACATAGGTGGACAGGCTATTATATCAACCATGAGAACTGGCCAAAATCAAACGTCGTTTAACAATGCTGGAATCTTAACTGCCAGTGATATTCCATTGATTCCAACTCCGTCGCCTAAACCAGCAACAAATTTAATATCCAGCACATATACCGCTCAACAAGCAATTAGTCAAATCAAATATTAATTTTACCGAACTTGTCAACTTAGTATATCCTCACGGCGTTGTTATAGTATGATGAGGAGAATACAATGTTCACACCTAATACTGTTACTAATAGCCGCAACAGCAAGCCTGCCAAGTTTGGCTCAGCTGGACTACGAGGAGACGCCTCCTTCCGAGTATGTTGTCCGCAGTGTGACACCCGCAGATCGGGTCCGTGCTCCTGTCACAAAAACAAAACCACGAATACACCTCGCTAGAACTCATCAACCCATAGCTCGATTATTCTTCAATGATGATGATACTGATTACTATGATGAACTACCAGACCTACAGATTGGTTATCGTCGTCCTGAACTAGTTGATCAAACTGCCAAAGTTCATGATGATATTTCGGATGAAATAAAACTTAGATTAGTTCTGGCCCGCAAACGAGCTCTACTAGCCCACGCAAAAACTTGGGGTTAATTTAGCTCGTTTTGTTGTTTTTACGCAACACTCCTTTTGGTTGACCAGAAATAGCCGATTTGTTATACTATTATTATAGTAACAAATTAGGAGCAAAAAATGTTTGAAACTTTATTAGATCAGTTGGTCAAAGTAACTCTTACAAACGAGCCGGTTAAAACTGAAGTTTACAACGGCACCCTGTTTGTTCGCACCATCACAGAGCAACAAGCTCGTTCAGTATTCCATCGTTTGAGCCAGACTTTTGGCTTGGGTTCGGTAATAGTGTCGCCTATTGGCAACACCGGTGAATATGCTTACGATATCATTGCTGACAAAGCCACCGAAGAGCTCAGCCCATTTGCTACAGTAAACAGTTAGTAGATTGACCAGAAATGGTCCATTTGCTATAATATTACTATAAACTAACAAAGTAGGAGCTGAAATGATTCTAGTTATCGCAACCCAAGATCAAGAAAACTATGCCGCACATCAGGGCTTCACTGGTGAATATTACTGGAAGATGAAAGGTGGTAGTCATTATAAAGTGACCGGCATCCCTGCTCACGTGGGCCCAGACGAAGTGGTTGAAATTGTGCGTGGCGAGATTGAACGCCACAATGACTACTACCGCACCGACATCCTTGGTTATGTATTGGCCGAAGATGACTACCTAAGCGACTTTGAGCGTAGCCAACTGGATTATGATGGCGAGATCATGTATCCAGAGCCTACCATAGACTACGCCGAACTCAAGGCAGTATATGATCGTGAATACGCAGATTGGTCCGCTGATGCAGATGCACAGGCCTATGGGGAGTTGGCATAATGACACCTGAGCGCATGAGAGAAATTGCTCACGAGCAAGGTTACATGATTATTGATAGTCCTATTTGGTCACAGTTAGCCAAACAGTTTTTAGAAGCAGTATGTAAAGAAATTGAACAGGAGCAGGCAAATGGAAAAGAAACAACAGTATAAAATTACCTACACCATGAGCAAAGAAGATATCATGACCTTTGTATCAGGCCTACACGATGTTCAAATGGACATGATTGAAACTGTGGTTCAGCGTAAAGAGCGCGAAGGCTTTCCTGAAGCCACAGCCGTTATTGAACATATCAAGAACCTTAAATAATATGGACCAGTTAGACTTTAGCTCGTCACAATTCGAAGGATTAAAATTGGCCGCAGACTGGATCCGTGATCTGGAAAGTTCTGATAGTCGAATTCACAAAGAGAAAGTGATTGAAAAGGCCTTAATGGCGGCAAAGTTGGGCAGTAGTAATGCTCAATGTTTTTTGTTTAACTGCTATCAAGCATATAATCCTTTCTATGTATTTGGCGTCAAACAAGTTCCCGAAACGGTTGGATTAATCAACCAGGAAAATCCTTGGCCAAAATTCTGGGCCATGTTAGAAGCACTCCGCACTCGTAGCCTTACTGGACACAATGCCAAAACTAGCATTGAGTTTATGTCGGAGCAGTTTGACTCAGAAGAATGGAATGGCTTGTGTCGCAGAGTCATTATCAAAGACCTACGCTGTGGCATCAGTGAAAAAACTTTGAACAAAGTGTTGGGCAAGACTGAGTGGAAGATTCCTACATTTACTTGCCAGTTGGCCACCGACTCAAACGATCATCAAAGCAAGATGAAAGGTCGCAAGCGTCTTGAACAGAAACTAGATGGTGTGCGTGTGTTGGCCTTGGTAACTTCGGCCACAACTTTATTATACAGTCGCAATGGCAAACCATTTGATAACTTTCCACAGATAGCCAATGCCATTGACAGCGTCAAACGCAAGTTAAGCATACAGATGCCGTTTGTTTTGGATGGCGAGATCATGGGCGAAAGTTTTCAAGCCTTGATGAAACAAGCACAGCGCAAGAAGGATGCTGAAACCACAGGCATGATTTACAATGTGTTTGATGTGATTCCATTACACGACTTTGAACGTGGGTATTGGAATGCTCAACAATACAAACGGATTAATTTGTTGGAAGATAATCGTGCCACTTTTGAAGATCGGACAGATTGTGTGCGTATTATGAGCGGTATCAATGTAGACCTAGACACTGCCGAAGGACATGATGTCATGCGTCGTTTT